GGACGCTTTTCTCTCTGCATTTCGGGCATTCGTTGTGCTTCCACACGCACGAATGGATGTTCCCTTAATACACGAGGATCATAATCCTCAATGTGAGCGGAAAATTTCTCTTCCGCATCATGAGTCAAAGTCTGGTGGCTTTCCTGTTCGAGCCGTTTTAGTCTTTCGACCAAAAACAGAACAAACATCGGAATCCTAGATGATCCACCTACAAGTTCTTCACGTAGGGGACGATTGGTTTTAAAACCAAACCCACCGAGCCACTTCGGCACGGTTAGAAGTTTTACCAAAAGGTGTGCCTGTTTAGGCCACACCGAAAGGATCCACTCCTGGGCATCTCGAAGTCCAAATCCGGATAAGCGGTTTCGAACCGTATCAACCAACAACGGGGCAATACGCCAGTCCTTAACAGCGGCGCTTACTAAGGCTGTTGGAAGTGGAGTTAGTTCTTCACCGAGGACAAACTGCCGTTTAGCAAATTCGCCCCCCGAAGGGGTAGACCTACCTGAAACGAAGGATTTTGATAAATTAATCTCCATCCCCCATTCCATCACAGTCTGCAAATAGCATCCTGCTAGGCCTTCATGGCAGATTGCGATGTCATCACCCAAGATGACATAGGCATTATGGGGACGAACCCCAATAGATGCGGCGCAATGCCGTACTAAAGCATGGTGTGTAAGAGCCATAACTGGCCACGAGGAGTACAACCCCATGGGTTGACCCTTACTCCATCTTACCATTTCCTTCGATCCATCTGGAAGTTCCGCCAGGAATTCCCTGTTTTGGACTAGATCTAACCAAGCATCTGCCATTTCCTCCCCTAAATAATGAGCCACGACATCTCGTTGAGGCTCAATTGGGAAAAGATCTGTACATGATGTATGGTCGTAACTAGCTAAGAAGCTACCCTTGCGGGACTCCTTCATAAGGAATTCGGCACCAACTTGTTGGTTGAAAGTACAATCCTCAGGGATCAGTCTGAGAATATTCATGAAGAAATCATGAATAGGCTTAAGCACTGACTGGGAATAATAATCACCCATGGCCACTACCCTAACCTTTCCTGCTTTTTCTGAGATGAAACCCAACCTGCCACATTGAGCGACAGATCGAAACGCTTGATAAGGCCTTGTTTCATTCAGTACAGGGACTTTCCATTTCCTTTGAGCTGACTTTAGAACGGCATCCTCCGGCCATTTCGGCCAAGAGGATTTGATGCTCTGCCCAGAGCATTGACGGGCAACTTCGTCCGCCACTCTATCGATCTTTGGGGCAAGATCATGCGCCATTACAGCAACATAATCTTCTAAAGCTGTGATAAGACGCGGCCCATTAGGGCCTGCCTTTGTTCCATTGAGAAAGAACTCATTCAGCCTCAGCTTAGGGACCTTCCTTGTAAGAAGTCTCAGATTTGTTTCCAAACCTTTACGAAACAAACTAAACAATTCAGGATCAACTTTTGGGGAATTTGCTATTACCTTTAACTGGCGTTTGATAGCTGGTAAATCCAGCCCTCCAACAAACAAATCATGGAGGCGGGTTAGGGTTAAAACCCTAATCTTAGTATCATTACCGCCCTTGCGGGCAGACCATACTAGTCTTCTCAAATAGACTGGAATGCCTCCGGTTCCGGCTTGGACATAGTCCAAAGGTCGGGGCCGTTGGCCCATAAGGTAACTAAGCAACCAACCGTGAATCTCCTTGGCCCTTTTAATGCCTTGGAGACCCTCACTGGCCACCCACTTTTCTACCCTTTTAACATAATCCTCGAAATCGCCTTGTAAAGAGCGCAAACGAGGATCGGGTAGGAGGAAAAGCTTTATCATGGG